GCGCCGAACCTCGCTCGACCGCGTCTTCGTGGTCGAGGGGCCGACCGACGCGGCCGCGCTCGAATGGCTCTACCGCGACTACCCCGTCGCCGTCATCGGCCGCGCGTCGTGCACGGGGCAGCACCAGCTCGTCGTGCAGGCGGTGCGGCTCCTCGCCGCGCGCGAGCCCGAGGTGGTCGTGATCGCCGACGCGGACGGGCCCGGCGTCGAGGGCGCGAACGCGCTCGCCGACGATCTCGTCGCGGAGTTCGCGCGCGTCAAGGTCGCCGTGCCGCAGCGCGGTCTCGGCGAGGGTCTCGGATGCAAGGACATCCGCCAGTTCGTCAGGCAGAACGACGAGGACACCGCGTTCCGTCTCATCGAGTTGAAGGTGTCGGCGCGCATGTGGCACCGCAGGAGGAGCATCAAGTGAGCAGTTGGATTCCGATTTCATCGACGATCGCGAACCGAACGGAGGTGCGCGTACTCGCGCGAACCCTCGGCATCGCGGACGCGCACGCCGTGGGGCTGTGCGTCATCTTCTGGTCGTGGGTCGACGCCGAGAGCGCGGACGGGTCGCTCCCGCGCGTGGTCGCGGGCGACATCGACGCCGTGGTCGGGCACCCTGGCTTCGCCGACGCGCTTGAGAGCGCGGGCTGGCTCCTGCTCGACGATGGCGGCGCGATCGTCCCGAAGTTCGACAGGTGGATGGGTCAGAGCGCGAAGCGCAGGGCACAGGATCAACGGCGCAAGCGCGCCGAACGCGAAAGGGGCAAGGCCAATGTCTGAACGGGTGAAACTGCTAGAGGAGACGGCGCGCATCGTGCGCGAGCGCGGCGAGTCGTACGGCTCTCCCGAGGCGCACTTCGCGCGCACGGCGGGCGCGATCAGCGCGATCTTCGCGCACAAGCTCCGCGCGCCGATCACGGCCGCGGATTGGGCGATGTTCATGGTGATCGACAAGCTCGCGCGGGAGCAGCACGCTCCGAAGCGAGACAACGCGGTCGATATCGCGGGCTACGGCGCGTGCCTCGGAGAGATCCGAGCCGCCGAGAAGCGGCGCGAGCTTGAGGGCTGGGCGCGCGCCGAGATCGAGCGCAGGAAGGTGGACACGAAGGCATGAGCACGGTCATCGCACACATGCGGGCTGCGGCCACGCTCGACGAGGAGGCGCGCATCGTCGCGGCCTACCTCAGGTCGCTCCACGGCACATACGACGAGGTCGCGTCGAGGGTGCGCAAGTCGCGCATCCTCGCGTGGGCCGAGCGGCTCGAGGAGGCCGTGGAGATCGCGAACGAGGAACGGATGGACACCGAACTGGTGGAGGTACCCATGCAGATGGCAGTGCAGAAGATGTCGGACGAGCTGCGGCGCCAAGCCGCCGAGAGGGCGGGGACGGCGCAGCCCGTCGCGGAGATGGTCGAGTGGCAGGCCGCGACGCGGCTCGAGGAGTACGAGGCCGAGCGGCGGTGGCTCATCAACGAGAACCAGCGCCTCCGTGCGCTGAACGCATCGCATTTGGCGCGGGTCGCCCGCGCGGAGGGGACGCCATGAGGGTCGAGATCCACTGCGACAACGCGCCCGAGGTGTTCAGCCGGACGCACAGCGAGATGGAGACGCGCTACCGCACGGTCATCCGCTACGAGCAGCCCGACTGCTTCGCGGAGGTGAGCGTCGAGTACATGGACAAGCTGGACGGCCAGTGGACCACGCTCACGACCGCGCCGCTAGGCCCGCAGGAACTCCGCACGGCGCTGCGCGCGGTCGACGAGAACTCGCTCGACGCGATGCTGCCGGGCGTTGATGGAAAGGAAAACGCACGATGATTTCTGACACGAACGAGAAGGCGGAACCACCGCCGCCGCTGACCCAGCGGGAAATGGCGCAGTTCGTGACGCTGTCCACGATGCCGACGCTCGAACGAGCGCTGGAACGGCTGCGGTGGCTGGAGGCCGAGGTCGCCGCGCTCAAGGCCGACCCGCTCGCGCTGATGTGGCGCGAACTCGCGGAGTACCAGCCGCGAGCCGACCGCGACGGCCACGGGGAGTCGTGGCGAAGGATGTGCGAGGAGCGGACACAGGCGGCGGCGTGTAATGCGGCGCATGCGGCGCGGGAATTTTCGCGGGAAGCGGCGTGGGCTGCGTCGTATGCGGTGCGGGAAGCGGCGCAGATGTCGGCAACGGCGGCCATAGCCGCGATCCGCCGTGCGAAGGAGGGGACGCGATGAAAGACATCGGCCACACCTTCGGATGCGTTGACCCGTGCGCGCATTCAATCAAGTTCCACGGGACGGACATCAATCAGGTGATCCTTCAGATAAAGCCAGACGGCACCGTCCTGTGGAAGGGCCGCGAGGTCGAGTCGGACGCCGACTTCCGCGCCGCGATGATGGAGGTCAAACGACACCTGTGCGGCTCCGTTGATATGGATGCGCGGGTATTGAGCCTTCGAGGCGAATTGGACTTTGTGACCAAGGATCGAGATGCCCTGCAAGCCGATGTGAAGCGCCTCACGGCGGCGGTGATGGCGTTTACGGTTATGGCCGTGGCCTGCGTCGCCGTACTGCTGATCGTGTACCTGATCTGGGGGGGCGCATGATCGAATCCCGCTTCCGATCAGGCCCGCTCCCGTGCCTCCCGTGGTCGCCGTTCAGGCATGGCCGCGCGTGGTGGGTCGGCCATGTCCCGTGGTGGTGGCCGAGGCCGCTGTTCGACCCGAGCACGAAGAAGCGGATCGGATGGGTGTGGCGGCAACGCGCCGCGCTCGTCCGCAACCTGGACGCGGGGTGGATCGCGTTCGCCGACGATCAGACCGAGAAGAACTTGAAGCCGCGCTGCGAACGGTGCGGGAGGGAGTGTGAGACATGAGCGACTACAGCCCCGACATCTACTACCCAGAGAACGAGATCGACCGCCTCCGCGCCGACCTCGCACGGCTCACCGCCGAGCGCGACGCGGCGCGCGAGGATCTCGACCGCACCCAGCGCGTGCTCGCCAAGATCGACGCCGTCCGCACGCACCAGAGCGAGAAGCTCGTGCGCGTCTACGAGGCGTCGGGCGCGGAGCCTGAGCACTACGACAACCTGCACATCTTCGTCGGCGTGATGCGCCGCATGATCGACGCCGTCGAGGCCATGGGCTACGAGTGGCGGTGGACCAAGTCGATCGACGCGGACGGCGAGCAGGTCGGCGCGTGGGTCATGCGAGACGCCGCCGAGGCCGACGCCAACAACGAGCGATTCAGGAGGACCGATGGCGAGTGAGATCGTGGTCACGCTGCCGCTGCCGCCGAAGGAACTCGCGCCGAACTCGCGCCCGCACTGGGCCTCGAAGGCCCGCGCCGTCAAGCGCTACCGCGAGTACGCGTGGGCGTGCGCGATGGAGGAGATCAGCGTCATCGACGGCTTCAAGCCGTGGCGCGAGGCCGCGTGCACCGCGCGCTTCTTCTTCGCGACCAAGCGGCGCCGCGACAGGGACAATCTCCTCGCGTCGCTCAAGGCCGCGTTCGACGGGCTCGCCGATGCGCGCGTCGTGCTCGACGATTCGGGGATCAGCCACCGCGTCGAGATCGGCGAGCCCGACCCCGCGTTCCCGCGCGTCGAGATCACCGTCAGGGGGATCGAATGACCCCGCCGCGCCGGAACGACAAGGCCGACCGCTCCCCGCTCCTCGTCACCCGCGAGGAGGCCGCGCGCCGCCTCGGGCTCGACCGCGTCTCGCGCAGGCCCGAGCGCGTGGTCCGAGAGATGGTCGCCCGCGGAGAACTCCGTGGGGTCGCCGTGGGCCGATGGGTCATGGTCGAGGCCGACAGCATTGATCGCTGGATCGCGTCCCGCTAGGGTGACCCCATGGAGCCACCGAGACTAGAGCGGCGGGAGGACGGCTACTACCGCGTCCGATGGACCGACGGCGCGGGCAAGCGCCGCGAGAAGTCCTTCGGCGCCGACCGACGCGCCGCGCGGAACCGATACCTCGCGTGGGTCCACCAGTGGCGGTCCGACCCCATGGTGCGCGACCCGGGCGACACGGGCCCGCTCACCGTCGCGCTCGCCGTCGAGCGCTACGAGGCGCACGCCGCGACCTACTACGCGGGCTCGCGCGAGGTGCTCAACATCCGCCACACGCTCCGCGCGCTCGTCGAGGTCGCGGGCGACACGCTCGCGAGCGAGATCGGGCCCGAGACGATCGACGCCTACCGCGAGCTCCAGGTCGCGCGCGACATCTCGCTCGGCGTCATCAACCAGCGCGTGCGCACGATCCGCCGCGCATGGAAGTGGCTCGCGTCCAAGCGCCTCGTCTCGATCGAGTCGTGGCAGTGCCTGTGCGCCCTCGAGCCGCTGCGCCGCGGGCGATGCGCCGCCCGAGTCACTGAGCCCGTCCGCCCCGTCGCCGACAGCGTGGTCGAGCGCACCTGCGACGCGCTGCCGCCGTCGATCGCAGCGATGGTCAGGCTTCAGCGGATCACTGGCATGAGGCCCGGCGAGGTCTGCGCGATGGAGTGGCGCGAGATCGACCGCTCGGGCGAAGTGTGGGTCTACGAGCCACGCCACCACAAGACCGCGCACCACGGGCACCGCCGCCGAGTCATGCTTGGGCCTCGCGCTCAGGCGATCCTCGCGCCGCTCGTCGGCCTCGCGATCGGTGGGAGGGTGTTCAGCCCGAACCTCGCGATGGAGGAGCGCGACGAGGCCGCGCGCACCGCCTACGAGCCGACTGAGGGCGCGCACGACTACAGAACCTGGCGTTGCTATCAGTCGCGCCTCGCCGCCCGCCCGAGGCGCTCCGACCGCGGCGACGAGTGGACCACCGTCTCCTACGCGCAGGCGATCCGCAGGGCGGCGCAGGCGGCGGGGGAGCCGCACTGGAGCCCGAACCAGCTGCGGCACTCGGCGGCGACCGAGGCGAGGCGCGGCGGCGGGCTCGATGTCGCGCAGCTCCTCCTCGGGCACCGTCACGCCGAGGTCACCGAGGTCTATGCGGAGACGGACCTCGCGCGGCTCCGCGAGTGGGTGCGGCGGCACGGCTGACTGTCGCGGACTGTCGCGCTCTGTCGCGATCTACACCGACGCGATTGGGGCAAAACTGGGGGAAAAACGAGAGCGGCGCGCATAAACCTGCGCGCCGCAAAGCGGGAGACGGGATTCGAACCCGCGACATTCAGCTTGGGAAGCATCTGCGACCCAAAATCGGACCTTGCCCGACCTTCACCGACATTGACGGACCTTCACCGCAAGTGACGCTCTGAGCGGGTGTTGCGACCGTTCCCGCGCCGAACGACGATGACGGACGCTGACCGAGATAACCCGACCTCGACGGATCGTGTGGGGGAAAATTGGGGCAAAATCGTCCGCGGCGAACCTCGTCGGCCATCGACTCGATGCGCTGGGCGTCCAGAGACTCGCCGCCGACCCCGCAAGCGACACGCTCCAGAGGCGAGGCCGCGTCCGCATCCTGTCCGCTTTTCGTCCGCATCGAAGCGGACATCTGTCCGCTTTCTGTCCGCATTCTGTCCGCATTGGTTCGGACAGATGTCCAACGATGTCCGCACGCCGACGCGCGCGAGAGGTGCCCGGCACGGGGTCGATGGTGCCCCGAGACAAGGCGTTTCCGACCCAACCGCGTTCTGAGCGCGCCAGTGCGGTTCGTGTCCGCATTCTGTCCGCTTTTCGTCCGCATTGATTCGGACATCTGTCCGAAACGAGCGTGACCACAGAACAGGACAGGACAGGACAGGACAGGAGGGTCCATCCGAAGCAGGAATATTCATAGTATTACTAGAGTGGCGGAAACTCCGAATATTCGGAAACTCCGAATTTTCTCGGTGCGCGCAGCGATGCCAGGGGGTCGAGCTCCGCACATTGCGCGTCGAGCTCCGCACATTCCGCGCGCACGATCACATCGGTCGTGTGATTGAGCGGATCGGCTGTTGACCCGGCATCTGGTCCGTGGCATGATCCCCGCGTCGTTGGTCCGCGCGCCCCTGTGGCGCTGCGATGCCCGATGCCACCAACCAACCCGAGACCGCGTCGACGGCGTCCGCCGTGGCTGTCGCTCGTCCGTCGATCGTGTCCCGAAGTCGCAGATCGGCGCGACTTCGCCGCATGATCGCGTACGATGCCGACATGATCGGCGCAGATCGGCACATGATCGCGCATTATCGGCGCATTTTATGGGTCCTTCCGACGGTTTTTTTGGGTGGTTTGGGCCAACGGAGTAGCCAGAAAACCGCACTGGCTTACTTGGGGGGGCGGCCCTGATGCCCAAGAAGCCCGCCAAGCCGACCCGCAAGCCGAAGGTCGCGCAGCCGAAGCCGCCAGTTCTGGCACCTACCGCAGCGGCGGTCGACGCACCAGCCGCGCCGGAGGCGCCGACTCCGCTTCGGGGCTACGAGCGGTTCAGGGAGGCGAAGGCGCAGGAGTTCCGCGCCATGTCCGCGCGCGGCCGCGACATCGGGTCGATCCCGCCGTGCGCGAACCCCGAGCGTCGGGCGGAGGCCGAGAGCAGCCTGCGGCGCTGGTGCGAGGTGTACTTCGCGCAGACCTTCCCGCTCGCGTGGAGCGACCCGCACATCCGCGCGCTCGCCCGCATCGACGAGGCGGTGACGGTGGGCGGCCTGTTCGCGTTCGCGATGCCGCGCGGCACGGGCAAGACCACGATGTGCGAGGTCGGCGGGATGTACGCCGTGGCGACGGGGCGGCGCGACTTCATCGCGCTGATCGGCGCGACGGAGGAGCACGCGGAGCGGATGCTCTCGAACCTGAAGGTGGAGTTCGCCACGAACGAGATGCTCGGCGAGGACTACCCCGAGATCTGCGTCCCGATCGAGCGGCTCGAGGGAATCGCGCAGCGGGCGAACGGGCAGCTCTGCTGCGGCAAGCCGACGCACATCCGCTGGGAGGCGAAGTCGATCGTGCTGCCGACCATCGCCGGGTCGAAGGCGTCGGGCGCGATCATCCGCTGCGCGGGCCTCACGGGTGCGATCCGCGGCATGAGTGCGAAGCGTGCGGACGGTCGCCGCGTGCGACCGAACCTCGCGATCATCGACGATCCGCAGACGGACGAGAGCGCGAACAGCCCGTCGCAGTGCAGGACTCGCGAGGGCTTGCTCGCGGGCGCGATCCTCGGCCTCGCGGGGCCAGGTCAGAAAATCGCGGCGGTGATGCCGTGCACGGTGATCCGCGCGGGGGACATGGCCGACGCGATCCTCGACCGCGAGAAGCACCCCGAGTGGAGGGGCGAGCGGTCGAAGATGGTGGTGGAGTGGCCGACGGCGACGGCGCTGTGGGACGAGTACGCGGGTCTTCGGCGCCAGTCGTTCCGCGACGGCGGCCGCGGCGAGACGGCGACCGAGTTCTACCGCGCGAACAAGGAGGCGATGGACGCGGGCGGCGTGGTGTCGTGGGAGGCGCGGCACGATCCCGACGAGTTGAGCGCGCTTCAGCACGCCATGAACCTGCGGATCGACCGCAAGGACGCGGCGTTCTTCGCGGAGTTCCAGAACGAGCCCATTCCGCTCGTGACGGCGAGCGTGGCGGAGCTCGAGCAGGACGAGGCGGCGGGCAAGGTCAGCGGCTACGCGCGCGGGCTGGTGCCTCGCGACGCGTCGGCGCTCACGATGTCGATCGACATCCAGCAGAGCGTGCTCTTCTGGACGGTGGCCGCGTGGAGCGAGGACTTCACGGGGTGGGTGGTGGACTACGGCGCGTGGCCCGACCAGAAGATGCGGTACTACACGCTCGGCGAGGTCAAGCGGACGCTGTCGGACGCGGCGCCGAAGGCGGGCTTGGAGGGCTCGATCCACCATGGGCTTGAGCGGCTGCTCGAGGAGCGGGCCGACCGCGTGTGGAAGCAGGACGGCGGCGGCACGGTGCGGCTCGACCGCGTGCTGATCGACGCGAACTGGGGGCAGAGCACCGATGTCGTGTACCAGTTCTGCGCGCGGTCTCGTTGGAACGGCCTCGCGCTGCCGTCTCACGGTCGGTTCGTCGGCGCGTCGAGCGCCCCGTGGGGGAGCACGGCGAAGCGCAAGGGGGAGAAGGCTGGGTCGCACTGGAGGATGCCGCCCGCGACCGAGCGCCGCGCGGT